AAGTCCCTCATTCTTGCCGCCCAGCTTAGCCTCAACGAAAACAACCTCATTCTGCGGAACATTGAAGTCCCTTATGTCATAAGATTCTTTTGGCTTGAGTTCAACGGACAGTCCGTTCCACCTTAATGTTACTATTTTCTCACTGATGTTCTTGATCATTGCTTTCCTCCCCCTGTTTTATTTGATTAAAATATTCTCCGTTACTGCACTTGAAACCGCAAACTGTTTGCCCATATTTATCCAATAAACCTAATCCCCTATATTCGCACTCAAAACAACTGTAAGAACTTGTCCCCCCAAATGTTAGCCTTCCCCTTGCCATACCTCCCAGATGTTGAGCTGCATCTTTGCATCTATGCTGAACATCTTTCTTCACATCTTCCGCTTGTTTCTCTCTAGCTTTGACCACTTCCTGCACCAGTTCCTCGCCTCTCTTCAAACATGCATCATTTACATAGTGGCCAAAAGCATAGTTCTTGTCGTTCTTGTTCCTATCATCTGCTTTCCGCTTTTGTATTTCGCCCTTTAATTCCATGCCTCCCATGTTATCTCCTCCCTAAGAGATGGATCTGAGGGGATCCGGAGATCCCCCCATTGATCCTATTGGCCTATATGATTGTCTGGCCGGACATTCTGCCACTGGACTTGAACTTCAACCCAACAAGGTTAAAGTAATATTTGAGAGTTCCTTCCCAAATAGTCCTGTTGCTGGCTGATCTCTTCAAGATCCCACCATAAGCATCTGCCTCTAACCATGCAAAAGGCTGGCTCATCTCTGCCAGTGTCAATGCATCAAAGTCGATCATCTGGACATAACCATCCCAGCAATCAAAATCAAGCATAACACCAACATCTCCACCCATAAACTCAAGACCTTTCCATCCACCGGAGAGGACTTCTTTCAGATCTCTTGTTCTTTTCATGGATGTCATCAATGCACCATACTTTGCAAACATATCTTTACCCATTGTTATAACACTTGCTCCACCATACTGCTTTGTCTGGAGATAAACATCAATCATGTTTGCCTCAGTCAAAGTCGTGGCTGTGTCATAAGTAGGAGCATTACACCAGTCATTTGTAGCTCTGGCAAGATTCTGGATCGTTGCAACATTATCTCCATCATCTATGATTCCAGCTATACCCATTGGCTCTGCATCATATGCTTTCGTGATGTTTACACCATCCGACCAAGTAACCGCTGTTGCCAGTGTCAGACCAGTTGATCCAACAAGTGCGGAAACCTGAGAAGTTGAGCCTGTGCCTATCTGAATATACATACCTTCAGCGGCATAGAAGTTAGCTGCAAGACCAGCTGGGTTCGTATCTATCAGGAGAGTTGTGCTTGCTGCACCAGTTCCATTCGTCTGGCATAGCTTTCCATTACCATCTCCGTTCAGAATCCTGTTCAGATCTGATTTCATATCATCTTTCAATGCCATGATTTCAGTTGACAGAATACTTGCTATCGCTTTTACATCTCCACCCTTTGTGGCCTCAATGGACTGATCTGTAAGTTCCAGAGTTCCAAAGAGATATTTCATATCAGTATAAGGCTGCTGATATTTTGCTTTACCAGTAAAAGGCTCACTACCTTCTGCTGCGGAATAGATACCGCTGTGGCGGCCAGATCTTGCAGCAACATAGATCTGATTGTTCGCTATTCTAACACCAACATTCTTCTTGATCTTATCAAAAAGAACATTTTCTTTTGGTAACTGATCTTGTATCGTTGGTATGATGATCTTTTTCAATACCGCTGATATATTGGCTATTGTAAGTGCCATGATTCCACCTCGCTTTTAGTTATAGTTTAAGTTTCAGACATTTCTTTTTGTAACGCACCAGCAACAAGTCCCTCAAGTCCTTCTATGTTACCGATCTCCGGCAATTCTTTTTCCTTTTTCTTCTCTCCGGCCTTGACTTCCTTTGGATCCTCATCATCTGTTCCGTTGGCTCCATCCTTATTTTTAAGGTATGCCGCAACTGCCGCCTCTGAGAACTTGCTCAGATTGCTATGGCAGGCCTTGCCAACTTCAGTAAGAGTTTTCACAAAATCTGCCTCATCCGCATAGTTCTTAGGATTGTCCTTCATAAATGAAGAGACAAGAGATTGCCAGATATTTTTGCCTTCGTCATTGGAAAACTTCAGACTGTCTGCTTTCTCCGGATCTATCAGAGAGTCCAGTGTGCTTTTATACACTTGCTGGGCTGCCTTGACCTGATTCGCATACTCGGTTTCTGCCTGCTTGTCTCTGGCCTCCGCTGCATCATTGTCTGCCTGATCAAGTCTCGTTTGGAGCTGCTTGATCTGATCTAAACTACCTTTGACAACTTTATACATTGGAGAGTCAGGATCCAATTCCTCAAGCTCTCTTTCAAGCTCAGACTCCTGAGCCTTCAAACCTTCCTTAGACTGCTCCACCTTATTCTCCAGAGCAGCATCTAACCTCTCAAGCATGGCCTCGTCATATTCGCCTTTGTCGTTGACCAGCTTGTTAGAAAACTTAATCAAGTGATTGATCGCTTTCTTATTCCCCTTGACTACCTCTCCCCAGTCCTTCAGTTCCTTAACACCTTTCTCTTTCTCTGAGAGATCCTGAGTCTTTTGCGTGTAGTCTTTCCCTTTATCAAGAAGATCCTTGAGTTCAGAGCCTTTGAACTTGCCCATCTCTCCAAGGTCGTATTCTTTATCATCAATGAGATCTTCCTTCTTCTCCGGAAGTTCTTCCTTGCCTTCTTCTTTACCTTCTTCTTTCTTCTCTTCCTCTTTACCCTCTTCTTCCTTCCCTTCTTCCTCAGAGCCTTCTTCCTCGCCCTCAACCGGATCAAGCCCAAGTTCCTTCTCAAGCTCAGCCTCAGCCGCGGCATCATCTTCAGCTCCACCATCCGGAGCGAATGACATATAAAGTTTAGGCATAAATAATTTTAGTAGATCCATTGTGTTCCTCCTTGTTTGGCCTGATTGCTACATGCTTGATCAGGCAGTCCTAACCTCGGACTTCATCTTTAAAGGCCATCCTATTGGCGGCCTCTTGGTAGGGATTCTTTTTCTTGTCTTTCTTCTTTGTCTTGAATCCGCTTACAGCAGAAGAGACTCTCTCCTGTGCATCTTTCTTGTTTCCAATAATACTTTCCTTGAAGATATTTTTCATTATATCAATCCTCCGGCTGGAGCAGGGGGAGCTGCCGGAGCTGGCGGCTGTCCACCTTGCTCTGCTGCTGCTGCCGCTTGTGCCTCAGCTATAAGATGATTCTGATGCTGCTGCATATGATTCTTGAACTTTTCCTTGATCTGATCATCCAGCTCAAAGAACTCTTTGCTCTTCATGAAGTCTGTTATGACCTTCAGATGCACCGGATGCTCTTCCCAAGGCTCGACTATAACCTCATAATCATCATTGATCAACCTGTCAATCTCTTCCTTCTGGAGAGTCTCATCAAGTGAATGATAGATCCCTTCTATATCTCCAAACTCAAGCAGCTCTTTGGCCTTATCCTTAGAGATGAATCCTCTTTCTTCCAGCTTGAGTATATATTCCTGTCTTGCCTCTTTGTTGTGCGGCAGGCTGGATCCCATTGAGATAGAGACTCTTCTGTTCCCTGTGAGATCTGCACCCTTAAAGTATTTGATGTCATGGCCATATGAATCTCCGGTAAGCTCCATGAACCTATCCTCTGAATATTTCTGCTCCATGATCTCCAGCACCATCTCAGTGAAATATGAGAGTTTCTGTTCCAGAGTGATCAGCTGAGGAGCAAGCTGTGAAGAGTCAAGTTCCTGAAGATCCTCAATAGCCTTGCCGGACTTAACACCTGAGGGAACTCTGCCCAGAGATGTATCATGAACTCCAGCAATATCTTCCATATCTCTCCGGATCCTGAGGAGATCATCCCCAAGGAAAGATGGAGGAGGAGGAGGATTCTGGTATTGCGGAACTCCAAAGCCTGAACTATAGAAGAGCAGCTGTCCCACTTCATCATCCCACTTTGTTGAGAGCTTACTCTTTCTGGGGATCATAACCTTTCCGGCCATCCATTTCTTATATCCGGCCAGTCTTGTGATCGTGAAGTTATACTCTTCCTGTAAGCTGATGATCTGTTCGATCATGCCCTGAGCATAAGGAACAACATTCATAAAGAGATCCATATAATCAAACTTAACGAATGGCAGCTTGCCATTATATTCTTTCGGTAGATCTATATCTTTAATGATCTTGTTTTTGGTAATGACTTGCAGGCGGCCTTTCTTGTATTTCTTACAAGGAAAGATCCATTTCTCATAGACCTTGGCAGCATGATCAAGTTTAGGATCATAGGATCCTTCCATCATGTTGATCAGTCTGGATGCGTAATCATCCATCTTCAACTCTTCCGGAGTTACCTTTGTCCCCCACTTCTCTTCTATCCAGTCAACATCCATGATCTTCTGCCGGATGCACCATCTTTTCATGGGATCCCAGAACATATCAAAGTTATGAATGACCTCAACTTCAACCTCTCCAGCATCAGTCTCAATGACTTCCTCATTGATATAGACCTTTGCCTTTGCGTTCTTGTTGAAATAAGGATGCAGGAACCCATTGCCTATGGCTAATATATATGAGAAGAGCTGCTTTTGGATCATCATCATTCCGGAGTGATCCTGAACCAGCAGCGGATTCTGTTTGTTACAATTCTGCCAGAAGTCCTCCGCAACCTCTCCGGCAACCTTGGCAGCACCTCTGTCTCTGTCTGAGTTCGTTGTGGCCTCTACATTAACAGTGGACTTCATCATCATCATTCTGGATAGCAATGCCCTGAACAGCGGCAGGATATAGTTGGAGACTCTTCTTGTCTTTTTCTTCCTCTCCATGTTCTTCAGTTCCCAGTAGATCCTTTCATCCAGTCCGGACAAAGGTTTCTTTTCTATCTGGAAGTAATGTCTGCCAAACAAAAAAGCAAGATTGACCAGCCATTGTCTCTCAAATAGCAGCCTGTCTTGCTTGATCTTCTCTTTCTGTTCCGTTATATCATGGATGATCTCGGAGTCTTTGATCTTCATGGATCCGGTTTCATCTTTGATCTTCTCCTTCTTTGGAGAGCTGGACTTGCCTTGCTCTGCCTTGAGAGCAGCTTTGATCGTGCTTTCAATTCCGGCCATGTTTAAGTCTCCTTATTTGCAGCATTGAGATCATCCTCCAGCTGTTGCTGGATGTTCCTTGGATCCTTCTTCTTCTCTGGGAACCGGATGGCTCTTACTTCAAGCTCATAATCAAATTCTCTGGACTCTTCTCTGTGAGCAATCCGCTTTGACTTGATCATCAGCTTAACTTCTGCCTCACATTCTTTGCCTATTTTATCGTCTGGGATCTTTAATGCAGATGCATCAAGATAAAATGATGGGTATATCTTTCTCTTCTTTTGTTTCTCTGGCTGTGCTGCGATAGCACATTCCATGTCTTTCTCTAATCTACCAACTGATATATATTTTCTCTTTGCCATGAGGCCTCCTGTTATTCTCCGTAAACTTCAGCCGGATTGTCTGATCCTTCATGGTCCTCAATTAACTCTGGGATCTGTTCAGCTAAGTTCCGATCTTCCATGACCTGATCAGCCCCTACATGCTTGAGTAAGGAATCTATAATCTTCTGCAAATATCTGTTATGCTCCTCAAGAGCCTTGCACCCTTTGCACCCTCCAAACATAAAAACCTCCCCTGTTGTTTATAAGTATATATCCGGATCTTAGTTCTGTCAAAAAGAATATTTAAGAAAAGAGGGGATGGAGAGGTTTGCCCTCTCTCTCTTTATCTTTATCTTTATCTTTATCTTAATCTTCAGGCCTCACAAAGTATGATTAAGTTTGACAAAGTATTACTCAACCTTAATCTTGATCCATTTGCCGCCTTGTCTGCTCTTTAAATGGGTATAGTCCCTGTTACATTTTGCTCTGTTACACCTCCGGCAGATGAGTCTGGCATTTATAAGTAAAGCCTTACCGCCTTTGGACTTAGGAAGGATATGATCAACTTCAAACTTAGGATTTGTCCGTTCTCCAGCATGGATTGCTTGCTCTTTTTGCCGGATCCATCCCTTTGGATCCCTATATCCTTTACTCTTACAAAGAGGGCAAACTGTCCCACTTTTCTTGTGGATCTCTTTTTTTAGTTTTATTGTGAAATTGCTCATACCTGTGGATAACTATCCTTCAAGGATTGTTGCACCTTCTTCAAGGATCTCAACTTCATCATCTTCTCCGGATTCTCTGATCTTTGTTCTCTTCAGATCTGAATGGACTCTATCCCAGAACTCCTGATCTTGACTCTTTGGCTTGTCCTCTTCATAGACCTCATACAACTCACTAAAGAGTCCCCAGACTGCAAGCATCCCTGACATAACGCAATCATCATGCTCTCCGGCTGGAGCTGCATACCGGATCTTCCTTGTCGCTGTCAGCTCAGCCCTGAATAGCTTATGCTCTTGGATCCATGTTCTCATTAGCTCTGCTGCCTTCTCTCCGCAATCCTTAGGATCCGGCCAGCTGATCATCTTCTCATCAATAGCAACTGCATACCTCTCTATCATCTGCATCTTGTTTGTATTGTTGAACTTGATCCCTGAATGAGCTTTATCCTTTTCACAATAGATCCGGACTCCATCTCTCTGGAGATCTTCAACAATAGGATCCCCAACTCCAGTTGCATCAACAAAACAATTTGCATCCCTGAACTTCTTTGCAATCTTCTTGATCCGTTCCTTAGTGATCCCCCAGCTTGTCTTGTTCCATCTGGCGATATAATCAAAGTGCTTTGTCCTTGTATTCAAAACACTTACAACATTATAGTCCAGACTCTTGGCAAGGTCGATCCCTATTGAATACTCAACATCAGGCTCAGCATCATCCGGAACCTGAAAAGTCCCATCAAGGATCTGATCTAAGCCCCTGAACACTGCTGCCTCTACCTCTGCACTCCAGTCATTAAGGACATATCTGGCATACATCTCCGGTTTCTTATGCTTGATGATCTCCAAGTTATCGAGAAAGTCCTTAGGCAAGTTATGTGCATTGTCTGCTGTCTTAGCCTCAATGAGCTTGAACTTACCTTGCAGCTCTGGCCTGTCGATCTGTCCGGACTTCCAGAACTGTTTGATCCAGTTGTCTCCGGCAACATTAGCGATCAGGAAGATTGATCTTGTAGGCAAGCCCCACTTGATGAACTCCTCATTAGGAGTCAGCTGCCGCCTGAGCCTACCAAATAGCAACCAGAAGGCTCTGTCTGTCTCCAGTTCCTCCGCCTGTTCTATTGCCGCCCATCCCAGATTAACATTCTGCAAGTTCTTATGACCCTTTGATCCGGCCTGCACCAGCTCCTCAAAGTGCCTAAAGCAGATCATGGATCCATTAGGGAACTTTACCTCTCTCTTGGAGTTGACCTTCATCCCTGTATAGTTCTCAAAGTCCCTGATAGTAGAGTCTCTGAGATCTTCAAACTCTCTCCGGATGACATAGCCAAGGTTATTTGGGATCAGCTGCGAATATAGGAGGGATCTTGCTATAAGGCAAAGTGTCTTGCCAGTTCCCCATGCTGCAACATATGCAGGGAAGGGACTCTGTGAATATGTAAAGTCTGCCTGAAAAGGCTCAAGCTGGAACTCTTTCTCTTCTAAGTATTTCATTTTTCCTTAGGTTTCCAGTCCTTTGGGATCTTAAAGATCAGCTTGACTGGGATCGTTTGCTCATCCTCATCCGCATCTTTCATGGCTCCGGAGATCTGTGCGGCCAGCTTAGCGGCATTGAGCTGCGTTGGACTGTCCGGAACATCAATGAAGTCCTTAGTCATACCATCAGCCTCTTTCATACTCTCTGCCGGATCAGCTCCCTTCTTCATGTAGATATTAGCGGAGATAACCTTCTTGGCATCCAGTAGTTCATGGATCTTACTGAAGATTTTCTCTCTTGTGAGGCCAGCCTTCTCAAGTTGCTGCTGCTTAATGTCTGAAATATCAGTATTTCTCAGTAAGTTATGAGCAGAAGAGGCCGCCCCAGCCTTGCTCTTAGGCTTGTAAACCTTCATATATGCATCAGTGGCATTGCCGCACTTGATATATTCATCAACAAACCGCTGCTGCTTAATATTTAATTTGCCTTCAGCCATTGAATACTCCGTATTTTATAAGATACCATATTGCTTTGAACCCATCAGAAGGCCTGATCTTCTTACCCTGTGCCTCTGTCCTTGGCTCATATGAGATAGGGATCTCATCAATATAGTTTCCTGCTTTCTTTACCTTGCAAGTGATCTCCGGCTCTATGCCAAAGCGATCCTGCTCAAGATTGATGTCATAAAATAGTTCTCTCCGGAAGGCCTTGATCCCTGTTTCCATATCAGTGATCCGCTGCCGGAGGACAAGAGAAGAGATGCATGAGAGGACTTTGTTGGCGATCCTGCTCATAGTAAGGAAGTTATTCTTACCACCAAGGAACCTTGATCCATAGCTGGCTCTGAACATATGCCTGCGGAAAGGCTCAATCACTCTGGAGATGTCTGCCGGATCATACTCCTGATCAGCATCAAAGAAACATATGACTTCTCCCACTGCTGCTCTGAGTCCTGTCCGGAGAGCTGCACCTTTGCCCATATTCTGCTGATGCCAGAGCATAGTAAAGAGATCATGATCCTCAAGAACATTCATGATCCTTGGAGTTCTGTCGCTGGATCCATCATCAACAACAATAACCTCATAGTCCTCAAGCTCCAGATCAACCAGAGACTTGAGGACATCCAAGATCTTCTCCTGTTCGTTATAGACTGGGACAATTATTGATACCTTCATGGTATTAAGTATATCTGATGAAAGAAGATCAGTCAAAACTTATCCAAACATCCGCTGAAGGATCCGCTGCTTAATGGAGAGCTTAGGCATCTTGATCTCAGTCTCCTCCGCATCCTCTATCCACCAGTCAACCTGATCCTTTTTCTTTTTCTTCCTGTGCTGCGGCTTGAGCTGTCCCATGATCCTCTTGCTTGTCAACTTCTTTCTGCCTTTGCTTGTCATAATAGATCCTTTTGTCCTACCACATAATAAGGGATCTCCGGATATAGCACTTCAAAGAGAGCCTTCCGGAGTTTCCAGTCTCCTGTCTTAACACCTTTATACTCATGCACCTCTTCCGATCCATCCATATTCGTAACAGTGAAGTCCGGCTTGTGATGGCATACAGTGAGGCCATTGACTACAAACGCATATCTCTTTTCATATTCAAAGCTCTTGATCTCTTTCGCTTTCTGCAACAGCTGGAGCTTTTGACAATAAGCACTCTCCCCCTTAGAAGGATGCCTGTGATCCAGATTGCAGCGAGTCCGGATATTTTTGAACTTGTTTGGCCTTCTTGGCCTGCTCCACTGACTGAAATTTAAGGCTGACTCTGACATATTTTGTTTCCCTCCTTATAGCCCTGCCCATCTGATCCAATTCATTCTCAACTTTTACATGAGCAGCAAGGCATTTCCAATTATCTTCATATAGTTCACTGAGTATTCTGAGATCATCAAGGCAGAATGATCCCTCCTTTGCTTTTATGCTCTCCATTCGGAGTAATAATTCCTTGATCATTTTGGGATCCCCCTTTTTTCCAATCATCTGGAATGTTCATCTTCTGCGGCTTGACCTTACCAGCCATGTTCTTGATCTCCAGTCTCTCTTTGTCCAGTGTTTCCCTATGTTCTGCCACCACTTCCGGAGGGAGTCCCTGTTCTGCCCTGTCAATGTAGAGCTTAGCCTGATCCAAATAGCCCAGAGTCTTGAAAGCCATGCCCATATTGAAGTTTAACCGGAAAGAAGTTGGATTGTGCCGGAGTCCTATTGCCCAATGATACATGCTGGAGAAGATCCTGCCTTTCTCTCTGTGTAGGATCCCAGCCCAGTTCCATGCTGCAAACTGTTTTGGCATCTCTTGCAGATTCATCCCCACATATGACTCCATATTCTTATAGCTTGGCAGATAATAGAAGAGCTTAACTGCGTAAGCTGTTATGATACAATAACTTATGTTCCTTGCGATCTCATGCGGAAAGAACATCTGAAGTGCATAGCTCAGTGCAAACATCAGGCCAATAGCCGGAAGATAACAATATCTTTCAGTGATCGTCTGATTCATCAGCACCAGATTGCACCATTGAGCAATGAATATATCAAACCAGATCAACCCAAAGGCCAGCGGAGTCCCCCAGAAGTGCCAGACTGCCCAAACATGTCCGGCAATAGTCAGGATCCCTGCAAAGAATAGAGGACTGACAATGCTCCAGTGCATAGTGTCCTTCTTAGTCAGAGCAAAAGCATAGCCAAAAGTATGATACAGCCCCAGTCTTACCGGAAAAAGCACCAGCCAGTGATAATAGGCATATGTTTTGATCACAAAGATGAACTTCCCCAGCCAGATCTGCTTGAACTTCTTCCCTTTTACATCCCATCTATGATCCAGAGTCGCATCCTTAGCACTCTTGCCAAAGGGAACCCTGCCCTTTACGATCAGGATCACTGCGATATATGCAAGGATCATGAGGAACCACCAAGGCGAGATCTGGGATCTCATACAATATCCGGCCAAGAATAGCAACGGAGCCGGAAAAGCTGTCAGATGCCACCAGAGCGAAAACATGTATGCGGCCATACCTATGTATGGATTGATCAACATTAGCAGCACACAAGCGGCACTCATGGAATATCCAATGCCATTGAGCCAAGCCACTCCATTATTATTGATCGGATTCACTGAAAACATCAGAGCTGCGATAAAACTCATCTCATCCTGCCCCAGACAATAATAGATCAGGCAGCAGACTGCCGCATGAACTACGATCCGCTGCATATGCTCAACATATCTATTGGAGTATTTGTTAGCTGTCAGCTGCATCCAGAAAGTTTCAACAAAGTTCCGGCCTTTCCCCTTGGGAACCAGCTGATCATCAATAATATAGTCATACGGAAGGATCCGGATATACATCAGCACAACCAGTCCCACAATTATTCCATATTGGATCATGATCCACCTCCCAGCACCTTAGCCAGAGATCTTCCTATAACCCTTGGCTTGCCAAACTGCTTGAGAACACTTGGCCAGTTGCGAGGATCCCCATAGAATCTCTTATATGCCAGTATAGCCAGCTCTGTCAGATGCTCCTGTTCATGAAACTGCTTATCTCCTACATATGGGATGAAGATCTGGAACTGAGCTGTCTGAGGCCGGAGCTTACAAGCCCAGTCAATAGTCTCATAGATCTCTTCCTCAGTCTCATCTATGCCAATCATAAAGTCCCCATGCACATGAAGGCCGGACTTCTTTGCTCTGGCATTGAACTCAGTCATTTCCTTCTTAGTCAGTCCCTTGTTGATCCTCCGGAGAGTAGCCTCAGAACCGGACTCAAACCCTATATGTATATTGATGCAGCCGGACTGTTTCATGATCTTCATAGTTTCAAGAGAGAGTTCAGCCCTTGTCAGGCAGCTCCAAGGGATCTTGGATCCCATCTTGATCTTTCTTGAGGCAAAGTCCAAAGCTCTCCAGTCCGGAAAGTTATCATCCTCAATCATGATCCCCTTGAAGATCCCCAGAGATTCTATCCAGAGAACTTCCTCAATGACATCATCCATGTCCCTTGTCATATACTTCTGCCTGTATGTCTTAGGCCAGAGACAAAAGCTGCACTTACCATATGAGCAGCCTCTCCCTGTCATAATATCCATGAACGGATAAGGCTCAGATGGAGCCATATATGACTGATAACCTACATTGGCCGCCATGAACTTGCTTACCCAAGGGATCTCTCTATATTCAGCCTCAGTCAGCGGCTCTCCCTTAATGAATCCCTTTGCTCCACCTATCCAAGCGGAGACTCCTCTCTCCGGCTCTCCGGAAACAAAGTCAACCTCCATCTTTTCAGAGATCTCTCTGGCTCTGGGATCCAAGAAGAACGGACTGATCATGCAGGATCTTGCCTCTTCCTTCCTATCCTGAAGGTATTTTGCCCATACCAGATCCCCTGAGAGACTCTCTCTGGAAGTCAGGATCACTGTAAAGTCCGGATCATATCCGGCAACGATCCTTCTTGTGTCCTCTTCTCCCAAGCTGGCAGCCTGAGCATCCACAAGTTTGACCTCATGATCTTGGCTCAGGTAAGCACCCAGATGTCCAAGGATCATTGGCCACCACTGGCAGCCACTCCATGAAACAAAATCACATCTTGCATTTTTCATCAAGTTCTTGTCCTCAGCTGGAGGACTCATTAGTAAGATCTTCATCCATCTCTCCTTTACTTACATGCTTTCAATTTGTTTTATTTTTTCATCATATTGAATTTGCGTTACTTCCTCAAAGCTCGCCTCTGTTAGCTTTTTTGACAACTCTCCGGAAGAAAACTCTTTCAGCTTTTCCATCCCTTCAATCTTTTGCTGGAGATCCTTCTTCTCTTCAGTGATCTTCTTTCCCATTGAAGAGATCGCTCCCTCAAAATGCTCAGTTACTTCCTGAATTGTAGCCGGAAAAATAGCAAGATCCTCTGTCCCCTTGTAAGTCTTTATTTTAGCTGTCATATCCCCATAACTCTTTTTGTATTGCAACAGTTGGAGATATGTATCTTTCCCTGAATTGAGCATATCAATGACAACCCCATAAAATATGTCAGTTGATGAATACCCCTCCTCAATCAACTTGATCACATCCCCCTGCTTTAGTGCGGTAATCCTCAGAACATTAGCCTGCGTTTGTATCAGTGTCTTTGTTTCCATTGTGTTCCTCCCTGTTTTTGAACTTGTCGAACCTGATGCATCCCTGACATGCCTCAGTGTCCTTATTTGCACAAGGCTTTAGGCAGATCCCAATGACCTGCCTTGCCTTCTTCCCATAATCGCTTTTCATTTTACCGCCCAGATGCCCACATATGGAGCCATGCTGCGGCCAAACCTTTTCCCATTGCCCCAGTGATATGTCAGATCCACTGAATAACCCTTCTGCTCCAGATATTTCTTGATCTGTCTTGAAGGGATCCCATCAGAATGGATCTCAATCGAGTCATGCAGATCCTCAGAGATCGCTGGCTGGAGTTTCTGATACCTCTTTCCAGCTCTCCTAAGCATCCGGTAGATCTTCAGAGGGACTTGCCAATAGTTTCCAAAGTCCTCATCCAGATCCAGATCAGAATAAAAGACTCCACCTTTCTTGAGGCATAGATCCATCTCATCCAATACTGGCCGGAAGTCCGGAACATGATGCAGAGTTGATATTGCAACGATCTTGTCAGCCTGCTCACAAACTGGCCACTTCCTTGTTATATCGCACCTGAGCCTTATGACCCTATTGTGCTGGATCTTGTCAAGCATTTTGGCAGATATGTCCAGAGCATAAACCTTGTGATAATAATGGGATGCGATCTTGGAGGCAAACCCTGTCCCTGCTCCAATGTCAATCAATATGTCAACATCCTCAAGCCCTTCCTGTCCGATATTATCAACCAGCCACTCCGGATCCTTTTTTCTGCGGCCATCAGCCTCCTCATAGCAGCCTGCGGCCAGATCATAAAAGACTTTATTCATTATCGCTGCTTTATCATTGTCTCTAATTTTACCAATGGCTCCCATCCCAGCTCCTTTTTTGCTTTTTCACAATTATAATATTTGAACCTGAAAGACTGCTCCACTGTATGCGGAGACATATACCAGCTATCATCAAACATAGCTGCGAACTTCAGGATCCCCTTTGCCCACTTAGGAGCAACAATATATCTGCGGCCTGCCCTTTCATAGAGTTCCTTATAGGTAACATTATGTCCGGAAAGGATATATTTTGATCTTGGCCTGCCATGTTTCATAGCATAGATCAGACCTTCAACAACATCATCCGCATCAACAACTGAAGTGCCGCCTGATGGTATGATCATCCCAGCCATAAGCGGAACATTGCAAGTTGATGGAGCAACGATCACTGCCCCTGCGGATCTGGCAAGGATCTCCTGATGGATCTTGCTCCGGACATATGAATTGCTCTGATCCATTTTCTCATTAGTCTCCATCTTGGTATGAAAAGGATTATTGCAGGATCCCACTGTGCAAGCTGAGGAGACAACAACAACCTTCTTGATCCCATACTTCTTTGCAGAGTCAAGGACATTCTGAGTCCCAAGGACATTTGTATCATGGACTTCCTCAGCATCTCTGTGATTAAATGATACCTTACTGGCCAAGTGATAGACATACCCTCCAGCCACTTGCTCCATCTGGCTGTCAACATCTTCTCTGGATCTGACATCCTTCTTTGTCCATCTGCGAGACATAGGCCGGACAAACCTTCCCTTATGAATGAACTTCCCTTCCAGCCTGTCAAACAACTTCCGGCCAAGTAACCCTGAGGCTCCAGTGATCAGGATCCTCTCCATGTCATTCGGATTCTGCGGCATTTCCTTTAACTCTGACGAACATTGATCATTTAAAACAGTTTCCATAATCCCTCCCCTGCTATACATTTTGGATAATACTGTGCCAGCTCCGGCACTTCCAGCATTTTCTCCCTGATATATTTTATTGGATGCCGCCCAACATTCCCAAAAGATATAGGGATATAAGGACAGCAGAAAGTCTCTCCGGTATGCTTGATATATATGATCTCCTTAGCAGCTCCACATCCTTCCGTTTTCCAGTTGACTGTAAAATCAGTTTGGATATGCGGATTCTTCTTCTCCAGCTGCCGGAGATGTTCAACATCCTGATCATTGAGCATCTCATCATCTTGGCCTTCCAAGGCTCCCATTGGAACTGCCATCATTACCATGACAATGGCTCCAGTGGATCCGGCAATAGTGTTGAGCTTGAGAAAGAAGTCTCCATATAAGGAAGTATGACTGACAACTGTGCCGATAGTTACCTTGAGGCCTGCCCTTCTTGCGGCAAAGATCGCCTCACAAGCCTTGTCCCATGTATCTTTAGGCCGGAACTCATCCATGCTTATAGTTACAATATCCACTCCCCAGCTCTTCAGCTCTCTGGCCTTCTCATAGTCAAGCAGCTGGCCATTCGTTGTGATGGAGATCAGATTCCTTGAAGGCCTTGCCGCCCTGACATATTCCCTCAGATCCTTATACATCAGCGGCTCTCCACCTTGAAAGGAAAAGCTGCAAGCTCCCAACTTCATTGCCTGATCCACCACTTTGCGGTAAAACTTAGGAGAGATCCTCTTCTGTGCATCTTTCCGTTTTTTTATGTTGATCTCTTTCTGTTTACCAACAAAGCAGTGGGGACAGGACATATTGCAAACTTCTCCAATAGATAGATCCACATATCTCAGCGGAGTCTTATGTTGACAAGTTACCTTTATTATATTGACAAGTAGCCGGATCATTAAAATAGGTTTCTTCCAGTTCCAAGTCCTTCTTACTTTCTGCCAAAAGTTTCTCATTTTACCTTCCTATATTTTGATGTTTGTCTCATGAATGGATAGCTCAGGAACACCAGCGGAGTCAGTATTGTGAACTGAAACAGCCTTGCAAAATAGATCATCTTCCATCTGGGGGATCCCTCATTGATTCTATACATAAACCGGAGCAGCTCCCTGAGAACAGCATTGCCCTTCCTTGTCTTATGAGCCACAAAGGATCTGATTGACTTTGGCTGCCGGATCTCCGCAACCTTTGTGCTTGTTACATAAGCAGTCCGGAGTCCCTGAAAGTTAGCCAGAAAAGGGACATATACATCATCTGCTATAACATCCTCTGGAAACGAACTGAGCAGGGACTTCCGGAAAGCCAAGCAACATCCAGATAAATGAGAGCAAGTCTGAAACTTATTCTCAAGCATCCGGAGAAGATTTGCTATATACCAATATATCCTATCAACTAAAGTGCAATTCTGTGGATATGTCCAAGCACCAGCAACCGCAACCTTAGGATCATTAAAAGCCTTGTCAAGCTCTTTCAGACAATTAGGCTGCATCATGGCATCAACATCTGTGATCAGGATAATATCTCCATAACATTTGCCCATTGCCTCATTGAGCTGCTGGATCTTTCCAGCCTTCTTCATATGTAGGATCCGGACAAGAGGATCTCCATCAGTGAGCTGCTGGATCTTGTCAGTCTTTGCTCCACCATGAGCAATGAAAACCTCTATCATCTGAGCTGGATATTTGAGAGTCAGGATGTTTGCGATCTTGGCCTTGGTATATGCTACATCTTTATAGACTGGGATGATTAGTGAAAAGCTCTTCATACTTCCTCCGCATCAGGCATCCGCACAACCATGCTGTCTGCATCAATCAACTTACTTTCCTTGTCTTTCCAGATCAAGCCCTGCACCCAGACATCAACCTTGTTCTTTGTATCTTTCATGATCTTCTTCCATCTCCCATAGTTCCGGCACCCTTTATATATGCATGTCTTTGCCACCTTCCCAGTGGAGTCCTTAAAATACAGATACCTATAATCTCCACCATGCTTGCTATACATAACCTGAGAGCATCCTGTTGTCTTAGCCTTCATCAAAGCCCTCCTCTATCTTATCATATAGTTCCGCAATGTCAGTCTTGATCACAAATATGTCTCCGGTTATTACCTTCAGGATATTATCGTTTGGCTCATTCGGATCCTGATCCAGTGTGTGTCCGAGCTTCCCCTTCTTAGCTATAAAGGCAATATGCATTGGATTGATATATAGACCTTCATCAATTTTTACCAGCATTATTTTCTCCTCATTATTTTCTGCCATTCCGGACTTGTTTTCTTCCATGCCTCAAACTCAGCCGGAGACATCCTTGATGTTTTGTCCTCTTCTGTTGTTGTCGGCATCTCAGGCTTAGGGATCTGCTTGGCTCCATCCTTTCTGATCCAGTTCCTCATAGTTGCCGCATAGTCCTTGTATGGTTTTTTTCCGGTAGATGATAGATAATCATTGATCTTCTCAATATAGAGCTTTGTTGTTGCCCTTCCATATCCGATCTGTAAGACTTTAAGCTCTTCCTCTGACAAAGAAACAAAGGGAGGATGCGTGATCTTCTTCTTCTCTTCTTTATCTTTATCTTTATCTTTATCTTCAGGACATACACTGTCAAACTTTGTATATACCTTGCTGACTCTTGCCTGCCATTCCTCTATGATCTCCTCTGTTGGCTCCGGAAAATCTGATTGATCTGTCATATTCCCAATAATCTTATTATGTTCCATATGAACTGGATCTTGGATATACCTGACATCCTCAATACTGTAAGAGATCAGGATCCCAACATCATGGCAATTCTGGAGAAACTTCTTGCAATCATTGGCAGAAGTCTTAGGATCCTTTTCATAGAGCTTACCTTTAAGGTAGAACTCAGATCCCAAACCCCTGCCAATGTTGTCCAGATTCAGCAACACAAGCATATAGAAAAGTCTTTCCCTGTCTGTCCGGAGCATCCAAAACTTCTTGCTGCGGATCAGAGATCTTGAAAACGACTTCTGCCTTGTTGCCATGTTATTTCTCCTTCTTCTTTAATTCGTCAATGGTTATCTGAACCTGATCAATCAGGCTGCTTGCCTGTTCCTTTGTCAGATCCTTGAATGAATCTACATCCTGCCACTTATGGCACTTTTCCCTGAGATCCTTATCAGCTCCAGCCTTGACCGCCTCTGAGATCATAGCCTCTATCTTCTTGATCTGCGGAACTGTTGCCGCTAATGGATCCGCTGCCGGAACCTGTGCAGGAGCCTCAGCTGTTACTTCCTCAACTGGAGCCTCTGCCGGAGCATGATCAGCAACATCCGGAGCCTCAAACATATCAGCCTTGATGTCAGTCTTTACAGTCTCATCCATAGCCAATGCCCTCTGGATCTCAATAGACTTAGGCAGCAACTTCATGAGCTGGATCAGGACTGTTTTCTTACACATAGCATCCGGATCCGTTTGCCAAGGGGAGCTGTTGGAGTTGAATGACTTGGAATGTTTCTTCCCATGTGCCATGCACTCCTCTTTGCTCATTACCTTGAAAAGATAACCGCCATCTTTGAGCTTAGCCACTGAATAATAAGCAATGACCTCTCCTCTATCTGTCAGAGCTGGCCTGTGCTTAATGAATGACTCTGTTCCATATGCCCAGTCAAACTTGTCATTCTCATGGACTGTCTGCATGTCCAGTGAAAGACTTGACTGATGCCGGAAGAACAGTTCAACATAACCCTTATATCCTATCTGGAACTGTGCCTCATTCCCATAAGGTATAATGTAGGCCTGACCTTCAATGTTAGGCTCAAGCCCCAGCTGAGCTGACTGGAATATCGCTGCCAGAAAACTCTGAGGATTACACTGATAGAGCTTTGGTGTTGTCCGGAGAGTAGTCAATGCGATCCTGACTATTCTTTCCGGCCTCATGTGAGCAGGCAGAGCCTTCCCTAACTCCGCTGCTGACTTCTTGATCATATCTTCAATCGTTGCTGGCTTGCCTGTGTTAGCCAGTGCTGTCTGTGCTTTTTCTATCTGGTTCATTATTTCCCTCCCTTTTTCCATTTAAAATGCTTGTTCAGTTCTTACAACATATCATGTATCTTAGTTACCTTTTGTTCTCTCTTCATTACTCATCCTTTTCCCCCATAGCTTTTAATAAGTCAGCCCTAGTTTAGTTTTAGGTATAAACCCATCTTTCCTACTCTTGTCCATCTCATTTTCCCTAACCACATAACCAAGTGTTTTCATCTTCGGAATATCTTTTTC